GCAGTGAAATAGCCGCGGTCGGTGGCTTCGTCCCATACGTCAGCGTCATTGGCGTATCGCGCGGCTAGGTAGCGCCGCGCGATAGTTTGGAAGTCAGACCAACAGGCGGTCACAATCTCGTCGATCTGCGCAAGCGTCAGACTGTCAATGTCCTCGTCGATCAATTCGGCGCGGATGGCGTTGACGTGCGTGTTCTGCGTGAAGCGTGCGGGCATGGTTCAGGCTCCTTCTTCGATGGGTGCGTGATGCGCCGCCAGTGCGTGCCAGTCGACGCTGCGAAGGTCTAGCATGTCCCAAATAAAGCCGTTGTCTTCGCCGATAGCGTCGCGGACATAATCCTCAACACTATCGCGGCAATATTCGGCGGTGATTTCGTCGCCTTCGTCGGCCATCATAGCCCAGCTATCGCCGAACCACAGGTTGACGGTCCATGTTGCGGCGTTGCGCCATCCGTTGCATGAAATATCGGTCATTTGATTGCTCCTATTGCTGTTGTTGGCACTAGCGCCAGCCTCGGCGCGGGTTGCCCCGCGCTCCGGTGGTGTTAGGCAAACTTGCCTGTGCGCGCGTAAATCATGGGGTTCTTTTCGACGCACAGGCATTCGCCCTCGGTGTGGCCGTATTTGATGGCCTTGGCGCGCATGGCGGCTTTGTTGGCTGGCGTCACAAGGTCGCCAAGACAGGCGATTGCGTAAGTGTAGAGATGCGTTTCCCACCAAGGTGTTTTGCGGTTCATGTCGGTTGCTCCTATTTCTTGCGTTCGATGATGATGAAACTGTCGGGGGTTAGCGTCTTGTCCATGAAATAGCCGCGCGCGCAGTATGCCGGCACGTTTTGCGCCAGATGATATTCGGCACGTTCGCGGCTATCGAATAAGCCATGAACGGCTAGGTGGTTGTTGCGTTCAACTAATGCGAATGACATGTCGGTTGCTCCTATTTCTTGTTGTTGTCGCGCCGGTCGGCAAGCGTTGCGGGGATCATGGCTAGAATGATGGCGATTGCGATAAAGGCTTCGAGGGGCATGTTATGCGCCCCCGTTCAGCTTGTGGCGGATGTCGTCGATTGTTTCAGCGTAGAACCCGACAACGCCGGGCAGTATGTCTGCGGTGTCGTCGATGTCATCGACAAGGCGCGCGGCATACGCGCGGCCCGGTGTGTCGATGCAAGTGCGGCGGATAGTCCAGCGGCGATTGGCGGCGTCTGTGGTGGTGATCGTTTCGATATTCATCTGATTTGCTCCTATTTGATGTGGTGCGCGCAGCAGCTGCTGCGCGCTGTGGTTGGGATTAGATGCGAAGTGCGGCGCCATAGTCGAAGTCTGCCGGGGCGCTGGGGTTGCGCTCGGTCTGGTTGGGCGCGTAAAAATCGAACTTGCCGGCGTCATACTTGCCCATCAGCCAAGTCGGCGCGACTGGCTTGCCAGCTGCAACTAGCGGACCAGTGCGCTCGACCCAGCCGCTGACCATGCGGTCGAGGTCGTTAAAGAACAGCCAGCCATCGGCGCGCTGTGCCCAGAAGATGCGCTGGCCGTGCTGCGTGTATTGGCGGCCAGTGTTGAAGCCGCCGGTTGCGATGATGTCGTTCGTGGTGGTCATGTCGTTTGCTCCTGTGTGTGCGGCGTCTGTCGCCGTCGCCGCCAGAATACAGATATTGAGGGTAGACGCAAACACTTTTTGTTTCGCTTGTTTGCGCGGGTGGATGAAAGTGTGGCTTTTCAGCACTACCCTCTAAAACGCGTTTTAAGCCTCATACAGCACGATTTGCTTTTGAGGGTAGCCCAACACCTTTTACCCTCAAGTCTCAAAAGGTTCTAGTATTGTTCTAGTGCTGTTCTTTTTGCCCTAGTGTATGTCAGAACTGCCCATAACTGCCCTAGAATTGCCCATGTTTTCGACCGAACCAGTGGCGTTACTGACATCGGTGTAAGTAACAGGGTCAACGATGGGCAGTTCAGGGTATTTCGTTAGGGTAGTCTGCGCGACCAATATGACCCATGCGAGAGGCGCGCGCGACAAGGGGATTTTCTACCCTAGGGCAGTTTGGGTAGTGTGTTTGGAAAAAAGTTGAAAAAGTTTTCTTATTGAGAATGGTTCTCAATAAGCGTATTTCAGCGCAACTGAAAACAGACTGCCCAAACTGCCCAAATGACCCATAGCCCCCAATCCCCCGCGCCCCGCGCAATCAACCGATGGGCAATTTGGGCAGTCCGTTCGAAAGTTGAAAACGAACTTGATTTCCAACTACCCAAACTGCCCATAAATAAATCTGTGGATAACTTTATGGCTGGCCGATCGTATGTGGTTTGGTGCGCGCGCAGCTAGCCAGCGATGGACCGGCTCGACGACTGCCCTAACTGCCCATTGGAAAGGTCACGCAGAATTTCGCAGCGCTTTTTGTTTCGGGCTGGACGGCTGGCTGGAGGGGGGTAGGCAGGGCCGGCGGGCGCGTGACTGTGACTGGCACGGATCGCAAACAATTTTTTGCAAACCGATCCTGCGCAACAAAATTTTTTGATTTTTATTTTTTCTGATATTTGCTATCATCGCCACATGACCTTCTACTCACTGCCGTTCACGCCAGAGCGCGTCGAAGCCACCGAGGCGCGTCTGGAAGCAATTTATGAAGCTGCCAAATATGGCCTCAAGGGCGACAGCCTCGCGCTGCGCGCTGGCCTGACCCCGGCGCAGTATCGCCGACTGGCCGAGTTCGACCCGCTGGTGGAGATGGCCGAAATGAAAGGCCGCGCTGATGGCGAGTGGTCCGCCGCGCAGACGCTGCACCTCGCAGCCGCACAGGGCGACGCCACGGCGGCGCTGAACATCCTCAAGCACCAGCATGGGTGGGTAGCCAAGCAGCAGATTGATGTTAATGTCGACCAGCAGATCAGCGTCATCACGGCGCTGGAGCGTGCGCAGACGCGCGTCATAGAGGGTGCGTATCAGGTACTACCCGCATTAGAGGATAATCATGCAGCAGCCGATCTACAGCGCGCAGGACGAGATGGAGTTAATGACGCGGCTATGGACGCCCGCGATCAAGGATGACCCGCTAGCGTTCGTATTGCTGATGTTTCCGTGGGGCGAAAAAGGCACCCCGCTGGAGCATTTCGCTGGCCCGCGCAAATGGCAGCGCGACATTCTGATCGACCTGCGCGACCACATCCGAGCTAATCAGGGGCGCGTCGACTTCGACACGCTACGTGAAGCGGTCGCGTCTGGTCGCGGTATCGGCAAGTCGGCGCTCGTAAGCTGGCTGGTGATCTGGATGCTGACGACGCGGATCGGGTCGACCACCATCGTGTCGGCTAACTCCGAGGCGCAGCTACGGTCGGTCACATGGGCGGAGATTACCAAGTGGCTGGCGATGGCGCTGAACAGCCACTGGTTCGAGGTCGCCGCCACACGCATCATGCCAGCCAAGTGGCTGACGGAGATCGTCGAGAAAGACCTGAAGAAAGGCACGCGCTACTGGTCGGTCGAAGGCCGGCTGTGGTCGGAAGAGAACCCTGACGCGTATGCTGGGGTTCACAACTTCGATGGCGTCATGCTGGTGTTCGACGAGGCCTCGGGCATACCCGACAGCATCTGGTCGGTCGCGGATGGTTTCTTTACGGAGAACACGCCGAACCGCTTTCACGTCGCCTTTTCCAACCCCCGCCGCAATACCGGGTATTTCTACGAGACCTTCCATTCCAAGCGGGCGTTCTGGCGCACGCGCAACATCGACGCGCGCGAGGTCGAGGGTACAGACAAGAACCTGTACCAGCGCATCATTGACGAATATGGCTCTGACAGCTACCAAGCCAATGTCGAGGTCTACGGTCAGTTCCCGTCGGAAGGCGACGATCAGTTTATTGCGGTCAATGTCGTCGACGACGCGATGAGCCGGCCCAAGCACAAGGACGAGACCGCGCCCATCGCCATCGGCGTCGACCCGGCGCGCTTCGGATCGGACGCCACCGTCATCGCCGTGCGGCAGGGCCGCGACGTCATCGAGATACGCCGCCTGCGCGGGGCAGACACGATGGAAGTGGTCGGGCACGTCATCGACGCCATCGAGCAGTACAAGCCAGCGCTGACCGTCATCGACGAGGGTGGGCTAGGAGCAGGCATCGTCGACAGGCTCAAGGAGCAGCGGTACAAGATACGCGGCGTCAACTTCGGCAGTAAGTCGAAGAACCAACTGATGTGGGGCAACAAGCGTGCCGAGATGTGGGGCGCCATGCGCGACTGGCTCAAGACGGCCAGCATACCGGCGGACCGCTTCCTGAAAACCGACCTGATCGGGCCGAAGGTCAAGCCCGACAGCAAGGGCACGCTGTTTCTGGAAAGCAAGAAGGACATGAAGGCCCGCGGACTAGCCTCACCAGACGCCGCTGACGCCATCGCGGTGACGTTTGCGTTCCCGATGGCAGCGCGCGAAGCACGCGTTGACAAAGGCCGTTCCAGAGGATACTCTCCCCAAGCAATTCCTACAAGCTGGATGGGCTGTTAGTCATGGCAGATAGCAAAAAGGGCCTATACGCCAATATTCATGCCAAAAAGGCACGAATTGCTGCCGGATCGGGTGAAAAAATGCGCAAACCGGGTGCAAAAGGCGCACCGACCGCCAAAGCGTTCAAAGACAGCGCCAAAACCGCTAAGAAAGGTAAGTAGATGCCCTCTGGTAAGAAAGATATTTACGGTAATAA